TTAAAATTACTGATTATTTTATTTGCATCATTCATTTTGTTTTTTTACCTTTCATTGTGTTAAAATGTACAAGCCTAACAAGGCAAGCTCGATTAATATAATTGCTTCGATCATTAATGGTCCTTTCCTGGTTATTATTTAAAAGATATTTCCATCATACCATCGCCCATGTTTTTGGTTTTGATACCGGAAAATCTTTCATGTATTTTTTTTGCCAGTTTTTTATTAAATTCATCTTTAATTTTTGATGATTTTTTTGTAGTCTTAAAAGAAAACATTTTGTGATCTTTGTAGGTTCTGGAGAATAAGCTATAAATAGACTTATATTGGGAGTTTTTCATTTTATCTCCTATACATTGATTAATTTAGGATCATTAAAATTAGGAGCTTCACCGTTAAAGGTTGCAACTCTAAATTTTACATAACCTTTTTTAATTGCCAAAGTTTTAACCTTGTCAATTTCATTACGATTAAAAGAAGTATGAATAATACTTTCCAAATAATCAGGCTCATTCAATTTTAAGCCGTATAAAATAAATTCAGTTTTCATTTGACCGCCTTAGATCCTCAATTAAATGATGCTTTTTAAGTATTTTTAAAAATAACTTTTTAGATTTAAGAGGTAATTTTTTAAAATGTTTATCTGTTTTTCCTCTTGTATCTGTATATGTAAAGTTATCTAGTGCCTTTAATTGCTCGGATAGATTTTTCATGTTGCCTCCATTAAGTTATGTTTGCTAGCTCAGATCCTAACAAAACTTGTTTGATTGTTTTAATATCTATATGATAGATTTCATGTGAATCGTCCTGTAGCTCTTGCTCAACATCATCATTAAGGGATTCGTACCAAACATCCGAAAAATTATCATAGTAGGATTCTTGAAGGTTATTGATTTCATTTGAAACATCATTTTTATATTTTATAAATTCAAAGCCTTCAGATTCACATCCCATACCGTAAAGATTAGAATTTAACTCATTGATTTTTATTCTAGTCTTTTTGGTTAGTTGTGAATTATATTTTTTGTATATTTCATTATTTAAGTTATTCATGCTGCCTCCTGGTCCTTTAAAGGTTGAACCTCGCTAGCACATAAAACGAGTCTTGAATTTTTATTTTTTGTATTAACAATAATAAATTCAAACAAATCTATTGAATAAGTTTTATTGATTTCAATAAATTTAATTTTACAATCTAGCTTTGGTAGATAATAAATTTTATCTTTTATAAATTTATTCATGCGGACTCCTTATTTACAAAGTTATTAACAATTTCTTCACCTACAATGTAAGTGTACATATTAACAACTTGCTCCGGCTCACTTAGATTGGTTGAAACTTTACCAAAATTAAAATTTTCATACTTTTTTATTATATCAATTACATTGAAGACTTGATCTTCAAGCCAAAGTTTTGCTTTGTGTCTTCCGATAATATAATAATCAAGATTAAAAATTTCATGGTGAAGATCATTCTTATGATTTTCAATAAAATTTTTGTTTTGTTTATCATTAATAAAATCTTCAAATACAGATTTTATTTCTTCATATTTAAAACTAGAAGAATTAATTTCTTCCGGATAGTCTAATGGTTGTGCTTGATTCATTTTTTCCTCTCTTTCTATTAATTAAGTTAATTTGAATCATAACTGGAATATGGACTAACGATAACAAAGTGTCAACAGATAAATTATAGATAAGAGATAATTATATTAACAAGAAACATAACCAGGAAAGTGTTGCATAATTGCAACAGATAGGACCAATTAAGAACATTAAACGAACATATTAAACAATGGCAAACACAACCAAATACAGCAAAGAATTAATAGACAATATAATGAAGGATCTAGCCGCAGGGATCAGCATCAAAGCCAGCTTGAAAACTCACAATCTAAGTTGGGAGTGCTTCCGTAAGTGGCTTATTGACGAAAGAAAATATCCATCATTGCGAGCTAAATATAGTCAGGCAAAGCAGGATGGAATCGAGTACTCATTATCGGATGCCATGACTCTAATCACCGAAGCGGTGAAGGATTCAAAGCATAAAGAAAAGACAGATCTAGGATCGACTCACCTGGTAAAAGAATTCATATCATTGGCTAAGTGGAGAGCGGAGAAACTAGCACCGAAAGTATATGGGAAAAAAGATAATTTGACACTTCTAGGAGATAAAAATTCACCGCTCATAGTGAAGTGGAATAAGTAAAGCTATTGATTTAATTAGATAATGTTTAGATTGTTTCAATCTATACAATCAAAGTTGCATAGACATATTATAGAGCTGCAACGGTTATCCGGTCCAAATACCAATAGGATCAATGTTTATTGAATCAATTACATACTTTCCTACATACCCAGATTAAAAAAGATAAGAAAAACAAGGACAATAACCACATGGCCAACTGATTATGAATCAGTTGTTAATAATTTATTGAAAAAACTACCAGAATTCAGGGGGTTTTTAGCGAGGCACACCATCAAAAAAAAATTTGACGGTTGTTTAATATCGATAGGACTCATACACAAACAGACAAGGAAAAAACTATGGCAAATAAATTTTTAAAAAAAAATTTTAAATCTTTAAACAAAGATGAGGATAAAGATAAAAATATTAAAGTTGCAAAAGAACTTAAAATAAATCCAAAAATATTAGCTGAATGGTTAGCTGATGGAGGAAAGGATGGACCTTACAAAACTCCTCAAGAATATTATGAAGCATATTATGGGGAAATAGACGGCTAAAGGTGCTAAAGAACTTAAACAATTAAAAAAATTATTACCTGACGAAGATAAATATATATAGGATTTACAAGGAAAATTTAATGATCGGATCAGAGTTTAGCCACCACATTGCCAACGAACTAGGTATTGATCCTTCTTATGTTCCGCCTGGAACCACCCTGCACTAATCAGGGGGTTTTGTTTTAAATGCCGGAAATTATCATTCCCTACAAACCAAGAGAATTGCAAAAATTTTTGCATGATAAAATTGATAAGAGCCGGTTTTCAGTTTTAGTCCTGCACAGAAGGGCAGGCAAAACAGTCATGTGCATCAACCACATGATACGAGCTGCCTTGACCAGCCCACAGACTAATGCAAGGTATGCCTTTGTAGCACCGACATTCAAGCAGGGCAAAGCCACAGCATGGGATTACATCAAGACCTATGCCGGCAAAATACCAGGAACGAAATTTAACGAATCTGAATTAAGATGCGACCTTCCGAATGGTTCAAGAATTACCATCCTTGGAGGAGAGAACGATCAGGGCATCAGGGGAATATTTTTAGACGGATGCGTTCTGGATGAATCCCAGAATATTAATCCCAATCTGTTTCCTGAAATCATCAGACCTGCCTTGGCGGACCGCAAGGGTTGGTGCGTATTTATTGGCACTCCCAAGGGAAGAAATTATTTTTACGAATTGCACCAGAAGGCAAAATCGGACAAGGATTGGTACACCTGCGTTTTCAAGGCAAGCCAGACAAAAATTCTTGACGATGGCGAACTCAGGGCGGCACAATCGGTGATGTCCGAGGATTTGTACGATCAGGAATTTGAATGTTCCTTTCAGGCGGCAATTACCGGCTCCTACTACGGAGCCATTATTGAGGAGCTTGAATCGCAGAAAAGAATTGCAGAGGTTCCCCATGATGAATATCTTGATGTGGAAACCTGGTGGGATCTTGGCATGAACGACCAGACCGCCATTTGGTTTGTGCAAAGGAACCGAGGGCAGATCAGGTTGATCGACTATTACGAAAATGCAGGCGAAGGACTGGATCACTATTCCCATATCCTTGACCAGCAGGGTTTTGATTATTCAAAGCACATAGCTCCCTTCGACATTAAGGTCAGGGAACTGGGTGCGTTTGGGAAATCAAGACTTGAAAGTGCGTTGGAACTGGGCATCTCGTTTGAGGTGGCTCCCAAATTATCAATTGAAGATGGCATTGAAGCGGTTAGAAAGGGCTTATCGAAATGCTGGTTTGACAAAAACAAGTGCCAAAAAGGAATTGAATATTTGAAAGCCTATCAAAAACGGTGGGATGAAAAAAACCAATGCTTCAGAAACAAGCCCATGCACAATTATGCCTCGCACTGTGCAGATGCCTTTAGGACCGGCATTGTCGGAGAGGGTGCGGAATTAACCAATTGGAAAAAGCATATTCCGGTCAATACAAATTATATAGTTTAATATGGCAAAAATATCAGATATAGAATTAAGATCAATTATTAGCGGAGAGATTAACAACGCCTTGGGATTTATGGGCGGCAGCCTTTCCTCTCAAAGAAAAAAATCACTGGAATATTATCTGGGTGAAAAGCTGGGAACGGAAATTGACGGAAGAAGCCAGGTCATCTCAACCGATGTGGCGGACACCGTTGAAACCATTCTGCCAAACCTGCTAAGAATTTTTACAGCCTCTAACAATGTGGTTCGCTGCGAGCCGGTTAAGGCGGAAGATGTGGCGTTGGCGGATCAGGCAACGAATTATATTAACTATGTTTTCAATAAGGACAATTCAGGTTTTTCAATATTGTACACCTGGTTCAAGGATGCCCTTCTTGAAAAGAACGGAATTGTAAAAGTCTTTTGGGATGAAAGCCAGAAGGTTGAATACGAAACTTATAAGAATTTAAGCGATACGGACTATCAACTGCTTCTTAATGACGACAGCATTGAAGTGGTTGACGAAGAGGAGTTTGAAGATGAGAAGGCAAAAGAACAACTGCAACAGGTTCAGGCTTTGGCTGAAGCACAAGGTCAGGTTATTGAAACGGAGACTCCGAAAATACATAACTGCAAGATCAAAAGAACTCACAAGTTTGGTCGAGTCAAAATAGAAAATGTTCCTCCAGAGGAATTTCTAATTGCAAAAAGTGCAAAGACCATAGAGGATGCGAATTTTGTCGCCCACAAAGTTTATAAAACTAGAAGCGAACTCATTGAAATAGGGTTTGACAAAGAGGTGGTTGAACAACTTCCATCCTCACAAAATGTATTGCACAACAGCGAAAAACTTACCAGATTTAGTGATATTGATAAAAGTCCGTTCAATCATGCAACCGATAAATCAACGGAACAGGTTGAAATTTACGAATGCTATCTCAGAATGGATTATGACGGTGATGGAATTGCGGAATTAAGGAAGGTTTGCGTAGGCGGTAAAGGCACATCGGATATTCTTGAAAATACAGAAGTGGATTCCATGCCTTTCTGCTCTTTAACGCCCATTCCAATGCCTCACAGATTTTACGGAAGATCGGTTTCTGAACTGGTCGAGGATATTCAACTGGTTAAATCAACGGTCATGCGGCAATTGCTGGACAATATGTATTTAACCAACAACAACAGGGTTGCGATCATGGATGGCATGGTCAACCTTGATGATTTACTGACTTCAAGACCTGGGGGAGTGGTTAGAACAAAACAGCCGCCTAGCCAGGTGATGATGCCGATGCAATCGCAAACGATTTCGCAGCAGGCATTTCCATTATTGGAATACCTGGACACCGTTAGGGAAACCAGAACCGGTGTTACAAGATACGCACAAGGGCTGGATGCGGACAGTTTGAATAAAACGGCTACAGGAATTAATACCCTGATGACTCAGACGCAAATGCGTATGGAGCTGATTGCAAGAATTTTTTCTGAAACAGGGGTTAAGGAATTATTTAGAAAAATATTTGAATTAACGGTTAAATACCAGGACAAGGAAAGAATTGTTCAGCTTAACAATCAGTTTGTTCCGGTCAGACCTACGGAATGGAAGGACCGATACAACATTACCATTGTGGTTGGACTTGGAAGCGGATCTAAGGATCAGCAACTGGTGATACTGAATAATATTCTGGAAAGGCAACTCCAGGCGTTCAAGCTACAGGGCGGTCAGGAATATCCTATGGTGTCCTTAAAGAATATTTATAATACATTGTCGAAAGTCATTGAAAATGCAGGATTGAAGAATGTGGAAAATTATTTTGTTGATCCTGATGTTGGCAAGCAATTAGTTCAGCCGCCACCACCTCCACCATTGACACCGATTGAAAAAATTGAATTTACAAGAATACAATCCGAGGAGAAAAGAAAGGTTGCCGAACTTGAACTGGAAGGTAAAAAGCTCAAGGCAGAAACGGCAGAGGCTATTCTTGGCTTTGAAACCAAGATGAAGGAAATGGAATTAAAATACAACACCCAGCTCGATACCGCCAAGATTAAAGCGGATGCCGATCTGGATAAATTGGTAACATCCAATAGAAATAAAACTTTTTTAGAAGCCCAAAAATCTTCAGACATACTGGAACAGCAGGTACAGAATCTAAATGAACAAAGACGAGGAAACGAAGTTAAGCAAGGAAGTCAGTAGGGCGAATAACGCTAGACAACTTTTAAATAATAGTTTATTCAAAGAGTCGCTAGACAAATTAAAAGAATTATATAATCAAAGCCTATTAAACACCGGAGCAAAAGAGGTCGAAACCAGGGAGAAACTCTGGCAAGCCTATCAAATTGTCGGTATATTTGAACGGCATATTACAGAAATTATTGATACAGGAAAATTAGCCACAAAACAGTTGGATGATTTTCGCAAATCTATCAAAGCAACGAAATTCTAATCAGTCTGGTTAGGATAGCCAACCCATTTTATCTGGGAGCTTTAACCAACAAAGGAGCATAATATCATGTCAGACAATCAAGCTAACCCCACTAAGGGAGCTGAAACTGATTTGCAAAAAGCTGCAAAATCAATTTCAGGGCTTTTATCACCGGAAACGGAAGTGAAGCCTAAAGAAAAAGATGTAAAACCCATAACAGAAGAAGCCAAACCAACTTCTGCTGAACCGATACAACAGGAATCTTCCAAGGAAGAACAGCCTGCGGAACAGGAAACAAAACCGGAAACGGAATCGCAAGAGGAAGTTTCTGAACAAGAAGTATCTCAAGAACAAACAAATGAGATTCCACAGGAACAGGACTCCACCCACAAGGTAAAAGTTGCAGGTCAAGAGTTCGATGTTACCCTAGACGAATTAAAAAACGGTTACTCAAGAGATGCCGACTACAGACGAAAGACCGAAGAATTAGCTTTTGACAAAAAGCAGTTTCAGTCCGAGTCTGAAAAGCAAAGGCAAAACTATTCCTCTAAACTGGAGGAGTTGAACAGGTTTAACACCATTGCCCAGCAACAGCTAACTGAAGAATTTAATTCTTCAAATTTAGACAAGTTGTATGAAGAAGATCCTGTGGAAGCAACGAAGATCAAGCATCGTTTGGACAAAAAGCAATTACAATTAAATCATGCGATGCAAACCCTTCAGGAACGCCATAGGAAAGAACGCAACGACATAATCGAAAAGGAAGGTCGTTCTCTGGTTTTAAAAATGCCGGAATTTAACGACAAGCAAAAATCTATGTCAATAAGAAACGAGATGAGAAATTTTTTATCATCTCAGGGATTTAATAATTATGAAATTGATTCCATTATTGACCATAGGCAGGTTATGATCGTCAACGATGCCATGAAGTATCGCAATATGCTGAAGTCGAAACCGAATTTAGCAAAAAAGATTACCAAGCCTGGCAAAGTTTTTTCTTCAGGGGTGAAAAGTGATAAAGCCGACATCAATCTCCAAAAGCGAAAGGAAAAGTTAGGTCGTCTGAAAAAATCTGGAAACATCAAAGATGCAACCAGTATATTTTTGGACATGATTAACAATAAACAACAATAACTTAGGAGAAAATAA